ATAAGCGGACTCTTCACGACAATCGGATTATCAGGATCTAGTTGGTTATGCTCTGGATACATACATGCCGATCCAGAATAGAAGATCTTGGTATCTTTCTTACCAAGACGCTCATTCATCTGATGCTGCATCTCAAGAACATTCAGATTAATGGTTGCTGAGTTGTGCATGATGTCAGCATCATTCTCACCAGTGAACACAAATCCTGCTCCACCCATATCAGCAGCAAACTGATAGATCTCATCAAACGATTGAATATAACGATAAGGAACTGACTGATAGAAGTTACCGCGATCACCCTTATATTCAAGAACACGACGAACAAAATCTACATCACGCAGATCTCCGAGAACAAACTCATTCGCTTCGTGCTGTGAATATTCTGGATACTTAAGGTCTACACCACGAACCCAGTATCCTTCTGAACGCAATCTGCGAACCATATGACTTCCAATGAAACCACCAGCACCAAGTACAAGTGCTTTCTTCATATACTGACTCATAAAATCATAAACTCTATACTATGTATTATACCAAAAAAGGAGAGTTTATGCAACTCTCCCGTAAGGTCTTTCATGCACGCCACCAATTCTTTGACTGGAAATTGGAAACCAGGCGGGAGAGAGTCCCATCCGCACCAACGTCATTTGAGAGATGCCGTAAACTCATAACAGGGTCATATTGACTCCACCAGTATAAGTTTTAAGTCATTCCAGGACTCAAGAAAAGATGGGTTAACTTTGATATTTCGGTAATACCAAAGAATGCTATCAGAAATAGCACATCCCAAAGTTTAAGTTTGATAGCAAAAGGAATACCGAGTAGACCTCCAATAAACTTTATAATCAAACCGTATTTAAAATCTCCCCATAACATGATTTGATAACCAAGTAAGAGGAGAAAGTTGCCAATGTATCTCAGGATACTTGTTTTAGACATAAGGGGGATTCATCACCGACCAGTGCTGTTATAGACCATCCGTGTCTTCTTTGTCATCGTGAATATAAGCAGGAACCCTATCAGGATCCAACCAACAAGTGTAGTCAAAGTCCTCCATCGCAGTCATCAGTTGCATCTCATTATCGCAGAGATACATGTCCCGATACCTTCCAGTGTAGGAATCTACTTTTTGAATACGACAATCAGGTTTTCCATTGATTTCCAAAGTACCGACCTGAATATAACGATAAGGAAACCGCTCCATAAGAACAGTTGGTTTTCTTACGACTTTCATCACGCTTCAACTGCCTCAAGATCACTGGCGACATACTCCATAAGCATTTCGTAGTCGTCAAGGGGGTCACCAGAAAACACAACGCCTTCATTCTCATAAAAGCGGCGGACCTTTTTATAAAGTTTCGGACTCTTTACATCAAGATAGATTTCCCCGTTAGCAGCAAGACGAAGAGTGCTAACATCTTTTTTGAACTTTTGAATCAGAGACATTGTTTTGAATTGTTGCCTTAGTATTATAAAGGTTGTTGGGTGTTTAGTCAAGTGTGCCAGTGAAGTAACTGGCAAGTCGGGCATACAGGATTTGAACCTGTGACCTTCCCGCCCCAAACGGGACGCGCTACCAAACTGCGCTAATGCCCGAAGTGTTCTATTTGATGACAATTAGCACAAAGAACTTCACATTTATTTGCTTCTTTCTTTATACTTTCAAGACACATACTTTTTCTTACCATATCTGCAACATTGTGTTCTTTGTCGCCGTAGTGGTGAAATTGTAGTGCGCGATAGTCATCATAACCACATCTACTACATTTAAGTGTTTTCTTCCACTCATAATACTCTGCTCGCATTTTTTGCTTGCGGGGTATTTTAGTTTTGGAATAACACTGAACACATAAGTGTCTGTAGTATGTAGTTCCCTTAATTTTACCAGCAAGTGGAAAATCTGTCAATAGATTTTCTACATTACAAATTTTACAAACTCTGGTTTCCATTTGGGAATACTATTTGTGTTCCCAAATATTTATACTACTTCCTGTGCCCCCTGTCAAATGGAGCCCAGTGCTGCCAATCGTATTTATGAATCGCCCAGATACCCATAATAGGTACAACAATTAGAACATATCCAATAATACCAAGAGTATAGGGATTTTCTAATACCCACCTTGAAAAGTGTCCCATTAGTATCCCCTCCAGGTCTTGAACTCATAGTAAAAATATTGATCAACACTATTATCTAATGGGGCATCTTCTTCTTTATGTGCCCACTCAACACAGAACTCTACAATACGACAGTCATGTAATGAACTGTGTCCCCACATTCTCACAAAAGCAGAAGCAGCAAAGTGATATCTCTGCCTAGTGTGCGGTTCCATTTCCCTTATAGTCTTTGGAGTCATAATACCCTCCTCTTGTTCCGAAATAGAGTGTTGCTAAAACAAATGGGACTGAAGCAAATAACAATAGTTTTCCTAGTAACATAACTTTTATTGTGGATATGCGTTATTAAGTCCCCATACAACAAAACATCCAATCGCACCTAAAATCGTTATTGCGCTAAAAACTAAATTAGTATTCATCATTCTCGTCCTCATAAGTAGATGGTTCTTCAAATAGTTCTTCTATTTTTTGTTGTGTAACTCTTCTTTGGAGTTCTTTTAAATCTTCTTCTGTAAGAGAGATCATTTGTCCTTGAGTAAGTCTTCTATTCTTTTACGCATATTTGAACTTTCCTGTTTCATATAGTCTCGGAGAGAATATCCTCTTTGACCTCTCATAATACAAGTGCCTTGATAGAACATCGTGGCGGCAAATACTAACAGGAAAACAATACCGATTAGTTCAGGGTAATGTTGAGCCATGGTAATACAGGCGGAATAACACCCACTAGTCGGAGGAGTCCTTCAGCAAATAAAGCAAGGACCACCCAACCGACGCACATACTAATGATAGAAGCATTACGGTTGTGTCGTCGTATAGCAGCATCAATCATCTCCTGAACTTCAGAACGGCTTACAAACTCGTCTTGAGGTTCCATCACTTCTCATCTCCAAGAAACTTCGCAAGTGGGTCTTTTCTGGTCTTTACGATTTCAACAGATCTCTTGTAGAACATATTGTCCGTATTACCAGACGTTTCAAACGTCTCCTTGATCTTCACCCAATTGTCGTAGGTGCGTTGATCCATAGGGTTTTAGATTGAATATTATTAGTTATACTAGTGAGTATTTCTACTATGTCAAGTTTGTTAGGGTTTGGTGATAGTGGTTAAGAGATTATTAAATTCAGAGACCCAGAAGTTCTTTGAGTTCTTCTATTGAGAGTCCTGCTGCCTCTAACTTTTGTTGTGGTGTTAGAGGTTCTGGTTCGGGAATTGGGTCTGGTGGAAGAGGAGTGTTACCTTCTTCTAACCAGAGAAGATACTGTTGATAGTCAGTATTTGCTGGGTCTGGTGGGATAAATGCACCATCCGAAAGACGCTTAATTCCATTTTCAAATATTCTACCGTCAATATAGTATTTTTGATACATTTTTATAACTCCGCAGAAAATCCTATATATGCGTCAGGGACATTTGTCCATCTCCAAGATCCAATTTGCGCGCCAGTTAATCCAGATGCCCCACTAAATGTCAACTGTGAGTGCCAAACATCTCCCTCTGCTAGGGCTATTGTAGTAAAATTCATTGCTAGAGCGGTTGCATAATTAAAAGATTCTATTGTAGATCCAAAAGCGATATTTTTTTGTACTAATGTTGGTGTAGATCTCATTTGAACTGGAAATGTTATATAAGATAGTGCACCAGAAGCTGAACTTGTGTGTAAAAAATATCTAGAATATCCAGATCCATTAAATTGCAAAGAACCACTGATAACATAACAATACCTCTGACATAATGCTAACTCTTGTCCGTAACTTCTTCTCTCAAACGGGGTCGCAACAGTACCGGATTCTAACTGAACTCCTGTGATTTGCCACGTAGCGGCGTTTGTTCCGACGACAGAAACGGCTCCTGTAGCAGACCGATAAAGAACGGAATTATTCCACGTTCCTGCCGTACCGCTTAATGATGATCCAACACCAAAACTGAACTCTATTACGATATTACCTGCATTAGTAGATACAAATGTTCCACTTGTCGGTCCAGAAATAGTTATTGTTTTATACTCCCAAGTGTTTGCAGCAGAAATTGAATAAGAAAACACATAACTAGGATATCCCACTTGATATCCAAAAACCGATCCTCCAAAAGTTCCCGTTAAACTAGACTTGACCCAAAAAGATAAAGTAACTGTTTTGGCAGATGCAGTTCCCCAGGCAAGGTCTGATGAGTTTAATCCTTCTATATATTGATCAACGCAAAAATAA